CGGAATACTAATGTCACTAGCACTAGACCCGTTCTTGATGCCATCCCCCCATCATGTATTGCTGAAAGACTTGTGGGAAATGGCTCAGGCAATCAAACTAGAGCAAGAAGTAGATTTATAACCCTGATTATTTCTACTAGGTTTATGAGAAGAACAAACGGTGCTGACCTTTTCTCATCGGGTTTCATGTTTCCCGCCCTACAAGGTCAGTACCAACACAAGGGGGCGAGGATAGATGAACAGGTGCTATCCCCAAACCGTAACCGATATGCACAGATAGATGTAGAGCCGTTGATGAAGGAAGGAGTAAAGACACGAAGATTAAGAGTCTCACGTTCTGATAAACAAGCCAAGAGTCATAGATGCAGAACCGTTCTGATAATACATAGAGCATTAACAAGTCGGAAAGCCCCCACCTTATTTTAGAGTTGATGTAAATGTATTCCGTACCTGACAGAAGTAATCACCATCCCGAAGATGATTTACCTGCATGGGTTTTTGATTACGACCAATGCGACCATTGTGAAGGTGCTATTGACGAAGGCCGTGACTATGCTGATTATGATATATCCGTATGTGATTGTGCAGAATGTGATTTGTGTGAAGGTCTTGCAAGTAAGAGTGCTGATGAGTATGTTATTATTAAGGTAAGTAAAACTAAGAACAGATTACCTTCTATCGCTGATAAGATTATCTGTAATACTTGTGCGTTAAAAATAGGTGAGTTTTTATGAGCAATATATGGGCAGAAAAATACAGACCATCTCTTGATGAGATAGTGGGTCAGGATGATATTCTAGAAACCATATCCTCACTACAACACTTCATCTTTTACAGTCAGAAAGCAGGTACGGGCAAGACTAGTCTAGCACACGCAATGGCAAAGTCGCTAGGTTGGCCTATCCATGTATTCAATGCTAGTAGCAAAGCGACTAGAGGTATTGAGTTTGTAGAAGAACATCTACTACCTATGTCAAGGACAGGTAACAAAAATCAATTTTTCCTACTAGATGAAGCAGACCAATTGACACCTGCCGCACAGTCAGCATTGAAGGGAGTGATAGAAAACTCACACGGATATTTCATCCTGACTTGTAATGACCTGAGTAAGATTAGTGATTGGTTGAAGTCTAGATGTTTTGTCTGTAACTTCAAGCCCATAAGCGATGAAGATATGATGTCACGACTTTCGGTTATTGCAGGTAAAGAAGGGGTAAAAGTAACTTCGCCACAAATGCGTATGATAATAGACGCACACAAGGGCGACTTGCGAAATGCTATCGGTGCGTTACAAGTATACTCTTCTATGAATGATGAGAAGGCAGAACGATTCCTACTGAGTCTATCAGGTAATGGCGTTCCTACACAGGAGTTTCTTTACCACGCATTCACAGATTCAGACTTCGATTATTGTTTGAAGATTCTTGCACCACACTCACCTAGAATTAGTGTAAAAGAAATATTCAAGTTTGGCATGGAGTCTAAAGGTCAAACTAATAATAAACTAAAACTATTAGATGCGGCCGTGACCGCAGAACGTGATTTTCTATTGGGAGTTGATGAAAACATCGCTCTTGCTAACTTCGTAAGGATGTGTATAGCATGAGCGGGATGTTTATAACCATGATTAGACACCCGATAGATAACAAACAAGGATGAATACCTATGGATGAAAAAATGATTAGTAATATGGCAAAGACGCTTAATGTTGACTCGACTACGCTTCGTGCGAAGGCAGAACAGGTGCTTGCGGAACAGGGTTCTGCTTGGCTTTCTGCCGGTAAATCTGAGTCTGATGCAGGTGTGCTATCTCTTAGAGTAGCCGCTAGATTGATTAACACAGAACAGGCACGATTGAAGAGGTCAGGTGCTACTGTATACGAAGGAATGTTCGTAGATGTTTCACGACCTAAGATGTGGGGCGAGTGGGGCTACAAGAAGATGAAGAATCAACTTCTTAATGCTGATGACAATGCTCGCAACGCTCTTGTGCAAGCAGGTGCGGTTGTACTGTATGAGGACAACCACGATGGTTCTTACACTCGCAGTTGTCGAGAGGACTTCGGTGCTGATGGTGCAGATGTCGGTGAGTTGCCGAAGCACACAATGGCTCTAGATGCAAACACCCACTTCTACTCCGTGTGGGATAAGACTAACCCTACCTTCGCTAATGGCAATGACAACTTCAAGTTTGGAAAGCCAAGACCGCAGGATGACAGGGAGCGAATCACTCTCTTCTTGGGTAGACCACAGGGTACTACTACTGAGCCAACTCTAATTACCGTAAGGGCACAGGGCAACTCAGCAGATGTTCAACACCCAACATTTGTAACAGGTACTATTCCTCTACGCTCAGGTGCTAACAACAATGCGTATGCAAAGCCAAATATCTCGGTGCTTACTCCTGACGCAAATCTAACTTCTATGTTTACTCAGCCACCTATTATGGCCGGTGAGTCAGGCTACACAGGTCTTGTACCTGAGTCCGGCACATGGGATATGCTAGACAGTCTAATGGACTTGACTGCTTACTACGATGCGAAGCATGGTCAAGACGGTTGGTGGGGTCACAAGATTGCCGTAGTGACTGAGGTAATCCACATAGACCCACGTGAGAACGGTGGGTTTGTAGTAATGTGTGCTGACCTTGACATGGCTTCTACTGCTTCTACCGCAGACATCTATATCTCCGCACAAGACGAGGACATGGTTGACTTCGGTGTTGGTACAAAGATGCTACTATGCGGTGAGATGTGGAGAACACAAGAGGGCGAGGACAGGCTGACTGTCAACGGTTGGTATGCTTTCGATGCGATTGCACCTGCCTCTCCTGCTGACAATGTGGGCGGTGACTTCTGATGGCGTGGGGGGAGCAAGCACAGAAAACTGCGGCTAAAAGTAACTCCGAGCCTACACCGGTTCAGACTACTTTCGACAGGTCTTACTACCTAAAGCAATTCAAGGCTCAGTCACAACAGACTGAGAACAGAATGGCTCTAGTGGGGCATGAGAATACGGCTAAGACAGGCTTGGCCGCTTCTCTACTTGACCCTGAGATTCAATCAGGTAAGTCAGTCTATATCCTAGACGTTGACAATTCAGCACGTTCTACTTTGGACTACATCTATCCTGATAAAGATAACATAAAAGTAATTCCTTTGTTAGATGAGATGGATGACAGTATATTCCACGATGACAATAGCATCAACTACATGGCTTTGATTGACAAGACCAAGATGTATGTCAACATCATTGCCGGTCTTATAGAAGAAGGTGAAGATGTAGGCGGTGTTATCTTTGATGGCGGTTCTACTTTCCTAAAGTGGTGTGAGTTTGCTATGAGGCAATCATTACTATCTAAGGGAATCATCGAGAACGAAGATGACTCCTTCAATCAGAAGGAGTGGCGAGAGCGTAACAGAATGAATCGTGATGTAATCACTAGGGTTCATGCTCTACCTGTATCTAAAGTGTTCTTTACTTATCACCTAAAAGCAATTCAGCAGTATATGGATGACGGCACAGGCAAGAAGGTTCTGATGGCCGTAGGCGAAAGGCCGGATTGGGAGCAGGGTACTATGAGAAAGTTTACTCAGCAGATATTCCTATCTAGATACATGAAGAAGGCTGACATGGCCGCAGGTGTCAAGGGCGACAAGAACCTATCCGCAGATGAGTGGGTTGTTCGTGGTGTAGTCGAAGAAATGAAAGGCAGTCACATGGAATTAGTCGGAAGCAAACACGACATCCTAAGAGTGAAAGATGGTAAGGTCACATGGTATGGCCTACCGGCATTAGAGAGTAAGAAGGTCGTAAAGAATGAGTCTACAACTGAGTAAGGATAGTCTGACTTCTTTATTGAAGTTGACTCAAAGGCCGCATAACGTTGCAGGTAAAACTGCGAACCAAGTTAATGCCGTTATGCTAAAAGTAACTTACCCAAAAGTTATGGCTTGCTCCTTAGTCAAAGATGGTTTGTCTAGCGTCAGTCTTTTCACAGTAGGGGCACAGGCAACCGCCTCTCCTAGAGATAATGAAACTACAATAGAAAGCAGTAATGCTTTCATCCCTATCACAGATATAGATGCGGTGCTAGGTGCGTTACAGTATCACGGACAGACAATCACACTCACTCACAAAGAAGGTAGTAAACTTTTGATTAAGTCTAAAAGTAAACAGACTACCTTAACTTGCCATGAAGATGCGTTGGCCTTTCCCCATAGTCCTCAGACATTGAAGGAGTGGTTCGACCAATCGTTAGAAATAGCAGGGAAGATTGGTGCAGAAGGCACGTACATCATGTCTGATGGCACACACCTTGCACCTTTCTGTAAACTACCGGACATAAACGTGACTAGTTTGCATGAAGCACTCAGATGCGTTAACGTCAACAAGCAGAAACTAAACGAGTATAAGTTTGTTGCGAATGATGATGGGGTAAAAGTAATTACAGGTAACGAATTGAAAGGACAGACAGAATACACCTTGATAGATTACTCAGGTGCTATCCATCCTCTACGAATGACATTTGAGGCTACCTTCGGTGGTGGTCTTGACTACCTTACTAAGATTATTAATAAGGAAAAAGTAAATCTATATTTTATAGACATGACACAATATCAACAGGGCGTAAAAATGGTAATGGAGTTTGATGATGATAACTTCATCCTACAATCCTCAATAGGACAGGTGATGATACAATGAATGTAATAGACGAAAATAGTGATATGCCCCGCTCAAGAACGCCCCACTTCCACGAAGTAATAACTAGGTCAAAACTAATATCCGAAGGTGACTTAACTGACACATACGAGATGCTAGTAACTCTTAGGTCAGGCGGTACACAATCATTTCATTGGGTAGGAAAAAACGGAGAAACTTTTGTTGCTAACGTAAAAGTAAGACAAGAGTTAGACCCCCTTTATCGTGACCCCTTATGGTTAGCCGAAAACTATCTTGAAAAAGAAAGAAGTATGGCAGATATAGCAGACCAATTTGGGATTACGCCAACGGCGGTCAATCAATGGCTTAATAAGCATGATATTCCTACTCGTAAGCGAGGAAGGAATACAGATGATAATTGAAACTGTCAGGTCTAACAAGGTTAGAGTTAGATACCGTGATGAGAATAGGCAACGTAAGGTTGCTGACTTTTCCTCTCCTGCCTACTGCTTCGTAGAAAGCAAACACTCTAGTAATTTTGGTGGTACTAAAGAAGCAGGATATACAGGACTATACGGTGAGAACCTTACTAAGATTACAGTACCTAAATCTTTTAACATAAAAGAAATACGTGATGATGCTGAATCTAGAGGTTACAGAACATGGGAAGCAAACGTTCCCTACATCAATAGGGTGATGTCTGATAGAATCCTTAACGGAGAAGAACCTGTACCAAACTACGAACACAGAATATGGTATCTAGATTGCGAATGGAATCCCGTTACAAACGAAATGCGTGTGATGGTAGTTAGAGATTCTTTTAGCGGAAAAGAATATGTGTGGTTCATCAACAAAGGTATAGAGTTGAAGAGGACACATGAAGAATATGGTGGTTACAAATACGAAGAACCTGCAAGGGAGTTTCCTACTGAGAAAGCCATGCTACTAGATTTCCTACGTACTATGGATGACCACGACCCTGATGTTATAGCAGGTTGGTTCGTTGTTGGTGCTGACATAAAGCAAATCATAGAGCGTTGTAACCGCAACGGTCTAGACCCGAAGAGCCTATCCCCTATGCGAAGACTCAGATACGAATACAAAGATTGGTCGCAACCAATCGTAGGTAGGTTGTGTATTGATTTGATGGTGGCGGTATCTAAACTATGGGAGTTGAAGAACGGCAAACTTTCAGGCTATTCTCTAGACAATGTATCGCATGAATTGTTAGGGGAAAAGAAAGTTGAGTTGCCTGACGGACACGACACATTCCTTAGCGACTTGCCGTTGTATCTAGACTACTCTAGAAAAGACGTTGAGTTGCTACCTAAATTAGACGCAAAAGTAAATGCGATAAACTACTATCTCTCTTTACAACACATCGTACAATGTGACATCAGGACTACTCCTTTTATCACTAAGATGTTCAGTTGTCTTGCTTTGCAGGATAAAGAGTTTGGTAGACGAATACCTACTAATCCACAGTTTGCGAAGATAGATTATTCAGGAGCAGATGTCATGGATGTAGAACAAGGTGTTTATGACAACGTAGGTATTCTTGACATAAAAGCAATGTATCATAGCAACGCTTCTCTACACAATATCAGTTGGGAAACTCTAGATGAAAACGGAGATGATTGTGGTAACGGTACAAGATTCTCTAAGGATAACAAAGGGCTTCTAGTAAGGCTCATGGATAAGATGACTGACCTTCGTAACCACTACAAGGGTGAGATGAAATCTGCTACAACCGAAGATGACAAGCAGGTGTTCGATACCATGCAGTTTGCTTGCAAATCCCTAGTCGCTTCTATGTATGGTGTGTGTGGTGATGCTAAGTATGGTATGTATCATCCTGAATTAGCGGCCGCAATCACATTCACTTCTCGACAGACTCTTGATAGACTCAAGCAGATGTCTGAAAGTGTGGGGCTAAAAGTATTATACGGACATACTGATAGCGTATTTGTAAGTTGTGGTAATCGTTCATTCTTGGAAGGTATGATAGATATTATTAACAAAAAACTAAGTCCGATAGAAGTACAGTTTGAGAAGTGGTGCGATAGCATGATACTGATTGCTAAAAACAGATACGCAGGTCTAGTCACATGGACTGACGGGCAAGAGCATTCTGAGAAACTATACATCAAAGGAATAGAAATGAAGCAATCCCGTATGCCACAGGTGATGAAGGATGCGATGCAGGATATTATCTACGGTCTACTCACCAAGCAGACGGAGAATGATGTTACCAATCACCTAAAAGTAACTATTGATAGTATTGTGAGCGGTGAAGCAGACCCACTTTCTCTTTGTATGAAAGGTAAATTAGACAGAAATCTACATGAGTACAAAGTCCTATCAGGCACTAGTGCGGGTGCGGCATGGGCTAACGAGTATCTAGGTAAGAATTACAAGCGTGGGTCTTTCTTCAAGGTCACACTAAATGATAAGGGTAAGTATATTGCATTCGATGACCCAAAAGACATTGAGGGTAGATATAACATCGGCTACAAATACATAGCAGACAAGTTTTTGATTAAGAAAGTAACTCCCTACTACGAGATTATGGGTTGGAATACTCAGCCTCTACACAACAGTTTGCAAGGGATAGGACATTTAGCGTGGTTGTAGGATTGTTTATAAGCATGATTAGGGTGGTATATGTATGAGTAGAAGCAGAA